CTTTTTCTATCTTTTCTCTAAGTTTTTTGATGGTGGCACTGGTTTCATCCACTGCTTTTTTGGTTTTTTCTGAATTGATAGGCACAGGTATACTGCCTTCACTCATTTCATTTGCCAATTTGGCAGTATCTTTTGCTATCTTGTTGAATTCTTCTGTTGCCTTAGTGGCATCTGATGTCTTATTAAAGTAATAAAGAAGACCCGTTCCTGCCGCCATTGCCGCACTGAATATCTTGATGAATGGATTTTTACCCATCACCACATTGAGCACACCCATTGCTGTGGCAGTGTTTCTGATGGCAGTTGCCAATGTTAAGAAAGTGGCTGTGATTTTACCAATTGCCAAAGCAACAAACGCCGCCTTGACAGCGTCAATGTTTTCTTTTAGGAACACAATCACCTGAACTGTGCCTCTTATGGCATTTGCTAAACCTTCACCAATCGTTTGTGCGTATTCTCTAATCACATCCGCATTGTCATCAAAAAACTTGTTGAGGTCACCCAATTGAAATTTTAATTCATCAAAGAATCCAGTGGCAACATCTTTTTGGAATTTGAACAACTTGTCTCCCAACATTGAAATTGTTCCTTCCAATGTGTTGGCAAATTCATCTGTTGCCTTGCCAAACTTACCACCTTCACCAAACACTTCTTGGAATCTTTTAATGGTTTCTTCTATGCTGACTGTGGCACCTTGTTCAAATCCTAACAGTGCTCTAACACCTCTTTCTCTAAAGATGTCTGCTGATGCTATACCACCTGAAAATGCTCTTTGAATTTGTTCACCAGTGGTTCTAAAATCTAATCCTGTGACTGCCGCCACATTACCTGTAATTTTTAATAATTCGTTTAGATGATCAGCATCTTTGGATACCACCGCTAGGTTTCCTGATGCCGCTTCTATTTCTTGTAGTGAGAAAGGAACCTTTGCGGCAAACTTGACTAGATTGTCAAATGCTTTGGCACCTTCTTGAGCAGATCCAAACAAAAACTTGAATCTTAATCCCAGTTTCTCAACTGATGATCCCACATCCACAAAAGATTTGACAACCTTAGCAACTCCCAGTGTTGCCAATGCCGCTCCAACACCTCTGATGGTGTTCTTGAATGTGTTTAGATTGTTTTGGGCCTGTTTGGTGTCAACATCAACCCTATACTTTAAATCTGCCATGCCCTACCTTCTTTTAAAAATTAAACCAACCAATGTTTTTACAAATTTACCAGTGGGTTTGCTCATACCTTGTGGTGCTTTCTTTGAATATCCTTGATCCAAACGTGTGGCATAAGGATAATCAGCATTGATTGTTTTGTTATTTACCAGTTTCGTTTTTCGTCTGGCATTTCCGCGTCTTTTTGGAGTGTTTTTAACCCAAAAGTCAAATGCCGCTTTGGGCACTTTCTCCAATCTTGAATTGATTCTGTTCACGCTGGGTGTGATCCTGTCATACACTTTTTTAACTGCCATGTTTCTTTCCTTTCACTCTATCCATCATCTGTTGAAGTTTCTCAACAGGGATAGTGGGTGCAGGTGCTATACCTTTGCCTGCATTTGCCTTTTCTGCTTGATACTGTTCCCAAGCAGTGGCAGTGTTGATGATGTGAATATCCAATGTGTCTGCTTCACGCATCAACTGACTGGGCAAGACGCCATATCTTTTGGACATGGCATCAATCAAAATAACTTGTCGTAGATTGGGACTGCCAGGATCTAAATCTACTTCTGTGACTTCCCCAGGCCCTGAACCACTGTGGTAATCACTTTCATTAACACATGGTTTGGTAGACTGGTGTCATCATTCAATATGGGATCACCTTTTTCATCCATGATTAAGTCTTTCACAGCATCCATGATGGATTGGTAATTGTCCTCTCTCACTGATGCTAATTTTAAGAATTGATGGATGGGTGTTCTATCCCATGTATAAAATTCTAATGGTTCTCCAAACTCTTTCACAGTTTCTGCATCTTCCAATACCACTGTGACTAATTTGGGTTTCTTTGCTATATCTTTTAAGTTCATCTATTGATCTCCTTGTTTGGGTTTTCTGTTTAACATTGTATTCGCTAACATCACACAAAATCTCAATCTGTTCTTTGCTTTTGCAAGATCATCCTTGGCGCATTTTATTTCATTCATTGCCTTGGCAGATTCCGCTATGATGGATTGAAGTAGTTGTGCGTCGTCTTTTGAATCTATCACTTTCATCTGTTTACCTATGTGTTATGCCAGGGGCAAATGAATGCCCCTGAACAATTCTATTATTCGCCTTCAACTGTGTAGTCGCCATCCACTGTGATAGTGATTGGTGATACCCACACAGGAGCATCTGCTGATACTGAAGGTGCCAAACCAGTAATAAAACCAAAACCTTTGATTCTCTTACCTGCTGTGCCTGTATCAGTGTCTCCAAAGTATAAATTGAATTCAACTTTTACTTTGTTTTTTGATAAACCAAATAATCCTTGTGAAGCGGCAGTAGATGAATCTAATCCGTCTCCAAAGAATGAACTTTGATCTAACACGATGTTGCCTGACAATGAGTTAGTGGCTGTTGTCGCAATGTTCTTCTTAGAACCAACATCAAGTTGAGTCCAAGTGAAAACATCATTTGCGTTATTAACAGTCACATCTTGCAAAGCAGGAACATCAAGACCTGTTGCGTCATTTGATATGCTGGTATAGTGGACAGATAACTCTGCTTGTGAACCACTTACACCAGGCGCTGGATAAATGTAGGCCATTTATTTTCCTCCTATTGTATGGTTGTGAGTCTGATCACAATCTCTGTAACTAGAACATCATTGTTGTATGTCTGTGTCACATCACATTCTCTTCTGTGTATGTTAGTGAGTGTTGTGATGTTTTTGGCATTCTTCAATGCTGTTACCAGTGTGCCATAGTTTGCTGGCAGACTCTTTGCGTCTTGAGAGAAGTATATGGTGACTGATGATATTCTACCACTGATTGAAACATTGTCCAGGGTGTTCACAATGGGATCTTCCACATAAGTGGGTTGATCCACATAGATGGTTTTCATATTTGCCAAATACAGACTCTGTCCTGACGTGGTGTAAGGCAGTTTGTCTGACTTGGTATATGTGCCCAAATCCAGTGTTTCAATGTAGTCTAATATCTCTGTTCTCATTATCTAATCCTTTTAAGATTATACTGTCCAGGCAATTTCTCTGATGATTCCACCACTGCGTCATCATCAAAGTCATACCAATCACCTGCTGTGATCAATTCAGCAAACAAACTTTCTGCCTTGTTGGCATAGTAGCTCATCTTCTGTCTCTCAGCATTGTCCTCATTGCCAAAATCTGCAATACCAGGCAATATGAAATCGCCCAGTGCTGTGAACACACACAGATCAGTAAAATCTGCCTGTCTTCCTAGGATTTTGTCAGGGTCAACTGCTGGGATATCTGCCACAGAGCTGATGGAACTGTTGGATTGTCTTAGATAGTATTCTCTCCACCATTGCGATGAGCGTATCTTTGTGAGAATACGCTCAGTCGCTCTGATAAGATTAGTTTCAATAACAGTATCAGTCAGACCTTCATTGTTATCAAAAAGTCTCTGATCCTTATCTTTGACATCTTGATATTCAGCAAAACTGATTGTTGTGCTGTTTTCAACTATAAAGGCCATAATGATTCTCCCTGTTATTATGATGCGTCTTTGATTAACACGCCTCTGTTTGCGTCAACAAGACCCACACCCGCATGAAGGTTAGCAACGATATCAAATCCTACCGCTTCTGCTCTTCTTTGGATTTCTAGGTCTACATTTTTGAACATTGCAATTCTCATTGCGTCTGCTCCAAAAATTGCCGCTTTAGCACCTGTTACGCCTGTGTTTGTTGCATCTAGGTATGAGCTGATGAATAAATTCACGCCCGCGATAGATCCAAAGAATCCGTTTCTCATTGCTGAGTTTTGGAATTCTCCACCTGCGAATGCTTGTGAACCAATGTTGTTCATTAATGCCGCGTAAGAACCAGCACCAACGATACCAACTAGAGGACCTGTTTCACCATTCCCTCTGATTGTGCCCACTGCTTTAGTGATTTCAGCAACATCTAAGTCACCTTCTGTGATCTCTTGACCAGTTAATGTGCCAATTACGCCCATTACATCAATGTCAAATTTAGATTGAATTGCATTTCCAAGAACTCTACCTGTTTCTTGTGGATCAATTCCGCCTAAGTCTCTTAACACGTGTCTTGCCGCGTAGATGTCTGCTTCAATTGTTTTTTTTGTGTCAGTCACAGTTAATGCTGTAAAGTCATCAATTGCGTCTGGATCTGCTGAAGTTAATTTTTGAGCAGATACAGATCCCATTAGAGGAACCTGAGCTGTTGTTGAACCCGCAGGTATTGCCACCTGTGGAATTACGTTACCGCCTAAGAATATTGAATTCTCATGAGCAGTGTAGACAGTAGCGGCTTTTGTGTTTACCACTAAACTCTCTAAATCATATGCTGTATTGTATGCCATGATTTTTATCTCCTTTTTGGTTTGTTATTATGCTAACAACCCTTTGGTTTTAGCATCCTTGTATAGTTTTCTGTGTTCAGGTTTGCTAAGATCCAATTGTGAGAGATCAAATTCTGCAGGTTTACCAGCACCTTTGATGTTGCTTTTAGAACCTGTAGTTGAAACTCCTGCTTTTTTGAAATGTGGGTTTTCGTCTAACCAAGATTTGACATACTCGTCCACACTCAACAGTGATCCTTTGTCATTATATCTGATATTGCCTTGATCATCCAATATTTCCACTTCATCGCCAGACTCTGACAGTCTAACTTTGTTGCTTAACAGTTGTCTAACCTGAGCAGGATTGACTGAATCATATCTTGCCGCGGCATCTATCAAAGGTGTGTTCACCTTGTATTCCTTAATGACTGAATCTCTCTTTTGAATTTCAGCATCCTTTTTAGCGGCGAAATCTTGTAAGATTTTATCAAATTCACCACGCTTCATCTGTGCTTCTTGCTCTTTCTTTTCAGCATCCGCTTTGAGTTGGCGTAATGATTCTGGATCTCCCAATTCCTCATAAGGTTTTAATAACTTTTTGGTCAGAGAACCTTTCATTCTCGCCATCATGTCATCCACTTCCTTCTGTGAATATGATTTTTCCGCTGGTGCCTGATTTTCTTCAGTGTGTGCTGGAGTGGCATCAGTTGCCTCTTGTGTCGCCAATGTGTTTTCTGTATGGTCCATTGTTTACCTCGCCTCCTTGAATGAGTTAATATTTGAATCAGTAGGATTGAATGAGATATGTGCCATTGAATCTTCCCAATTTGTATGTATTTATTGTGATGTTAAAAAATCAACGATTTCCTGGCGAATTAGTATTTCTTTTTGCCTTTTTTAGGTTTTGATTTCTTAGTTTTTTTGGTTTTCTTCTTAGAATGCCAACTCATGTTATGCTTCTCCATATCCTTGGGCCACCAACTGTTCGTGTTGTGCTTGTGAAGTCACTGTGACCACATCATCATTGGGACCTCTCATCTGATGTATTTCAAATGTGTCGTCCATGCCCTCATAATCTTCATACTCCAACCATTCAGCAATCTCGCCATCAATGTATTGAATAATTTTAGGATCTGTGGCAGTTTCTTTGGCAGTTTTTAATTGTGTAATTTCTTTGTCCTTGTCTCTGATGTTGAATGAGTTTGGATAAACGATCTCACCTTGCCATTCTAGATTCTGA